TTAGTCGGGCGGACAATCCACGACGGCGACCACCAGTTCCAGCACCCGTTCCACCGCCAGTGCCGTCGCCACCAGTTCCAGCACCAGTGCCGTAGCCTACTGCGGAGAGACCACTGCGGAGATTGCCGAGCATACCACTATCGGGAAGTAGTCCCTTCGCAGCACTCACAAGAGGCTTTGTCTGGGAGTAGATGTCCTTCGCCTTTGAAAGCACATTCGCAAGAGACCCAAACATACCAGCACCACCCACATAGCGTTGGAGCATATCACGAGTTCCAGTTGGGGCAAGAGGAGCAGAGATGATGTCTTGCTCGGAGAGGACACCCTTGATGATACGGGAAGAACCACGAATGCTCTCAAAGAACCCAGAGTTCGCCGTAATGACGAATAACTGAACGCCAGACTGGGCGACGGGAGAAGTATTCTTGACTTGGAGATTGAACTGGAAGGTAAAGTTCCCTACCAGTGATGGGGCTTGACCCGTTTGGAGCGTGATGTCTTGGGACGGCTTCAACACGAGCAGACCGCCAACAAGAGGCACACGACCACACGCACCGCCACCAAAGTTAGTAGAGGCACCGCCAAGAGAACCAACTGAAAGACCAGCCCCAGTGTGAGCCTCGCCAACCCAAGAGTTCCAGTCCATATCAAGACCATTCTTTACGGACATCGCATAGAGTTGCTCCGCCGTCTGGGACGAGAGCAGACCAGAGAAGTTGTCAAAGTTGATGGTGAGCGGTGCGGACACATTGTCGGCAGATGTCGCAACGGGCAGATAGAAGTCGCCGTTTGTGGTGGCGAGAGATGTAGGATTGGGCTTAACATAGATGATGAAGAGGTCGGGGATTTGAGGGAGCGTGATTGTCTGGGACTGGATTTGGACGACCGCACCGCTGGGAATGGGACCACCTTGATATGCCGTAATGTAGCGAGGGAACTCCATATAGGGCACGACTGACTTGGGAGGCAGAGGCACATCAAGAGAAGGAGTGAGGAACTGGCAGTTGATACGAGAGTTGGCGAAGGCACCAGACGAGGACGACGCATTATACACGGGAGGTGTAAGAGCACAACCGAACTTCGTGGTCTGACGAACGATACGGCTGGGTGCTTGTAAGTTCATAATGAGTTGAATGTTGTTAATGCCGAAAAGACCAGTGTCCCACTCGTGGCAGTCGGAGAAGACAAAAGGAGAGAGCACAAGTTTCTCCGTAGAACCCCAGCGGAACCAGAGAGGGTAAGACACACCAGCAACATTACCAAGATTGGTCCAAGCGGGAGCGACTGGGAATACACCAAGAACGGGAGCAACGGCAGACCAAATAGCACCGCCAAAGACCGCAAGAGAGCCGACTGGGTAAGTTGTGGCGGCAGCCCAATCCAGAGGAACACAAGGTTGTCCGTTGAGGGACACATAGTTCGCAGCGGGAATACCCGTAGAGGCTGGGTATGCGGGAGTGTAGCCAGAAGCAACCACAGAAGGAGCGGGAAGAGGGTTGCCTTGCGGGTCAGTGTAGATTACATTGAGGAAAGCACCATTGGGGGTCTCGGCAAAATCCGACTGGCTCTCATACCCAGCAAGAGTGTTATTCACCGCACCCGCACAATCGTTATAGGACTGATACTTATCAAGCATAGTCGGGCAAGTGCGTTGGAGACGATTTTTCTTGTAATCCGTCAGACGGAGAACCTCTTTGAGAACATCTTGGGAGTTAATCACGCTCGTAGTGTCGTTGATTGTTGCCGTAAGAGTGGAGCAGAGAGAGTTTAGGGGAAACGCCGTAAGGGCACAATCACGACCCCACTGGGCGATAGGAGCACCTTGAACTGGCTGGGCTTGGAGAACGGCACTCATCGCCATATATACCACGCTCGTCCATTCAATCGCCCTATCAACATAAACATTCTCGCTCGGAACATAGATGTTGTAAGTGTGCTGGGACTGGGTCGCAGCGATGGCGTTAAAAGGAGCGTTCGTGAGGGAGAGAGCACCCTTCTCAACCGCATACTTGGGGCGAGACTGAACGATGCGACTATCAAAGACGGCTAACTTCTCAATGTCGGCACTCATCTGGTATTATACTCTATCCCAATATTTTTTTGCGGACGAAGATATTCTCAAACTTGCCGTTTGGACGGAAAGGTTGAAAGGATTGTTCGGGGTCTCGGAGACAAGATAGACAAGATAGGCAAATCTCTAACTTCTGGGGTTGGGCGGAAAGGGTCTTTGTGAGACATTTTGCGGATTGAGTATCTTGCCTATCTTACATTACTGGGGCAACGCCAGCGTCCTTGTGCTTAAACATAACCTTAATGGAAACGCTTGAAAGGTTAAACATATTGATAGGGTAGAGTTGATTATCCAGTCGGTTCTTCCAGAAGACTTGAATGTCTATGTTGCGAACATCTTGCTTTGAGGACGAGAAGTCGGATAGACGATACTCGGCACTCGGGGCGTAGTAGATGAAACGGCGATAAGCGTCTGCGTTGCCCGAAGAAGTATCCAGAGAAATATCCGTAATGATAGGCTGGAAAGCAGACTGAACGGTCGCTTGACTGAACCCAATGTTTCCAGCACCCAGCACAACGGGAGCACCCGTAGCCTCCGTTCGGATAGGAAGTAGAGTAGATGTGAAAACAATAGACGACACTGGGGACCACAAACTATCCGTAGAGGAATAGTCTTGCTGGGCGATGTAATAGACACGATTTAGCATATTCGGTGTGATTGCCGCTCCCGTGAGACTGACGGGATTATAACCAAGAGGACCAATACCCGTGTAAGGAGTTAGACGGAAATCAGAAACATTCTGGAATGCCTTGTTCGTCGCAAGGATTTCATTCACATAGCCGTCGGGAACAACTATGGAACCGAAGAGTGTGCCCGTAGGCAAGTTGTAATAGGTGTTGTTATAGTTGGCGAAGAGACCAAACATATTGGCGTTGAAGAACAGACGGCAAACTGGGTGTTCTGGGAGACCCACAACAACGGGAGGACCCGCAGCGTAAGCCGTAGGAGTGAATGCCGTAAGACGCTCACCAAACCCAGCACTATCCATATAAATATCAAACTTGCTCTCGGAAGCAATAAACTTCATCACGGGAGGATAGACGGCATTACAGAATGCTCCAAAGGTCGCATAGGGGAAAGAACCAGCGGGACCACCAGCAAGAATGTAAGCAGCGTAGAAAGCGTTGTAAGTGTCTTGGTAGGCACAAGTAGAAGTGGCTGCGGGAGCCGCTCCAAACTGGGTTGGGTCAAGCATCGTGCTATTCCACAAATCTACGAAGTGCTGGTAAGTATAGACCCAGTAATAACGGCTTGTAAGGTCTTGTGTGTTTCCCAAATCATTCCCAGCAACAGACCAGAGAGGCGATGTGAGAGGAGCCGTGCCGACAAGAGGAGCAAGAGCCCAGTTAGGACCGACAGAAGGAGCAATACCCGTGCTGATTGCGATTGCTTGAAAGAGTGTATTGTTGAACTGAACTACCGCTCCAATCTGATAAGTGGATTGAATGTTCCACTGGGCTTGGGGGACAACTTGGTAGAAAGGACCCTCAAACGAACCATACTGATTAGCACCCGTCAGAGATACAACATCGCCAAGTTTGTATTGCGTTCCGCCAGCATACTGCCCTTGAAAGTTGTCGGCTGCGATGTTGCGTGGCGGAGGAGCAGAAATAGGGTTCTGGGTCTCGGGGACATACTGGATAAAGCGTTGCTGGGGCACACCATTCACAACAATATCCGCACCGCCCAAGTTAATCTTCTGCGAGAATGAAACCGCCATAGAATAGGTTGTAAGATTTACATTTGTCTGTCCCGTTCCCTCTGCGATGTTAGGAATGAAAAGGGGCAAGTCCCGATTTGCTCCGTCCATAGTAAAACGGATAATGGAGAAGTAGTAGTCGGCTGCGTTTCGGATAATCGCCGTATCACGAGTTTCGTTGAACCTAATCTGCGGGTCCCGAATGGCTTGACCTCCAAAGGTATTCACCGTCGTATTGTTGATGATGTCCGCATTATAATAGACATAATCGGGAGCATCTTGATTGTCGCCGTGTGTCTGAATGCTTGACGAGAACATCTCTTCTATATACTCTACACATATTTTTTACTTTCGCAGTTTATCCAGTCGGGGAAGCCCAGTGC